AGATTGACCTATTAGTTCGTTTGCACTAACAATACCAGAAGGAGAACAACGAATGATTGTAGGTTGATCCCAATCAGCAGCTGACGCTTTTAACATATATTGGTTTGGATAGAATATTTCTGACTCTTCATCCAGAAGGATTCTCATAAAGAGTTTCGCACCCTCCTTAGTTCCCTTCCGTCGATACAACTCACGAATATGTTTTTCTAGATTTCTCTTATCGATACCAGTTGCGGTGTTACTAGGAATTCCTTCCATAAATGATTTACGAAACTCTTCGATAAAGTCATAGATGGTATTGTCAATGTCAGCGTAAGCCAATAACTGCTGAATATTCTGAACCGGGTTTGCACGATACCTTGTGATCTTACCAGAAGCACCAGAGGTTGAACCTGTAACAGTTTCGCCAGTTTCAAACAACTGTTGAGATGAGATAAACAATCTAGGGGTATCATCCGAAAGGTCTTCAACAAGAACAGTTGCAGTAGCATAAGATATACTGCCGGTGATTGTTTCACCTTCAATAAACTTACCTGTCGATCCCGAACCTGATTCTGTAACAACCAGTGTCCCGTCTTCACTTAGAAGATTTGTGGATGTTTCTAATTCCAAAAGAATATTATCGATATTGACTTCTAGTCGCAGCTCACCCGCTTCTAGAAATTCGTAATATGATCTTAGGAAACGAGAAAATTGTGGATGGTCTTCAGCAATGAAGTCAGGAAGTTGTCCATCAATCTGGGTGCTGAGTTTATTCTCTAAAGCTGGGGTCCAAGACATATCAAATGGTGACATGATTAATAACTCGACGGCGTTACATAAGTGGAGTTTGTAATATAATCAGTCGAACCCCCCGAACTATTAACTGCAATGGTATCCTGTCCTCCTGTAATGGTGGTATTGATTATATCAATTTCAATGATTTGATTTCTCTTACCAACAATATCAGTCGATGATGGACTTGCAGTCAACCGTATGGCAGTTGATGCATTATTATCAACATTAGATACTGAAGTTATATAAACTGGATTAGCTGAAACTAGACCAGTTAAATAGTTTACAGTTCCTGCTACTTCACTATGATATGTTCGAGCCCCAGAAACCAAATAGTATATACGAAGGTTTCCTGAACCATCCTCGTCAAAGAACATCTCGTTTGTATTGTCTTGTATGTAGAAACCCGTTGATGCAATGATACCACCCCCAGCTGCGTTATGTCCAGAGTGTGGATTGAAAAGTGAGTTTCCAAATTGAATTGTGAATGAGAATGAACCAGCTGTGTTTGGTGTATAAAAACTACCCAGAGACACCGTTGTGATATTACTCAATATTGAATTATCAGTATTATCAATCAAAGAAGTAAACTGTGAATGCCGGAAAATTGAATTAAATACTTTGAGGTAATCAGTATTGTATGTTGAAATTGTATTAGACACAAGTGTCTCTAGAGACTCTTTAGAACTTGTTGTTGCATTACTGTCGTATTTAAAATTGCAATTGAGAATAATATATAAAGATTCTGGGTCTACAACCACAGGAGTTATAGATGCCACAGTGTATGGTGATAAATCATTTACTAGTTGAGATTTCTGAATCTTATTTAGATTTAGACCTGTCGTTGACTTAACACTAATGAAAACCTTACCATACTCTGCAATATCGGAAACACCTGTAACAGAATTGAATGAACCATTCTCACCACCCCAAACAGAAACCGCCTGAGTGTTTGCAAACAACTGTCGAACATATGTCTTATAATCTTCTGTGGTAACACATCGACCCTGTGAAGCATAATCAAGTGGTGCGTTATACTTGACAGACTCAATTGATTCTGGTTCTGACCCACCAACAGAATTAGAAACGGTTCTAACATTTACACTATTAACCGTATCGATTGCAGCCGAACTACTAAAGACTGATGCACCATTTGCAGCACCTTTGTTGGTAACAACATAATTCATTATGATGATGTTACCATCTTCTACTGCATTGCCCAGAATACCATCACCAAAGTATACTTCAAACTTACCGTCTTCTACCTCTTGTAGAAAATATACATTGGATGTTGAAGTCAATCCTGCAATATCTGTTGCTCTCGTATATGTAGCACTTCCAGTATCCGTTGCAGAATTTTGAACTTTGATTGTAAGAGTTGTTGTATCTGCTCTATCATCATTAATAACAAATCTCTGTTCAACATTCTGGGTGTCAGCAGTATATCTAGTTGCAACAAAACTACCCTCAGCTATTGTTACATTATTGAATTGAACAAAAGACCCACTATTAAATGCAGTAACACTTTGTGTGGTTACAAACTGATAAGATGTATCCCCCACACTAGATGTGAAAACTGTACCCGCAGGCATTGTTACACTTGCAAGAGATGTATTCAAAAATACATCAACGACTGCCTTTGCTGATGTGGATGAACGAGTAGTATATCCCAAAGTCTTTGCATGTGAAACCACACTTGACCTCAACTGAGATGAGTCAAGGAACATCTCGTTTGCAAGCATGTTCGCATTGAAACCAAGATAGTGAGTGTTGTATGCAAGAACATCAAGGAGCGCACTAAGACCAGAACCTTCGAAGTCATAGTCCTTGAACTCTGTCTGATTTCGCATGAAGACTTTTAGGTTATCTTTAACCTCATCAAAGTCAAATTCTGTTACACTGAGTCTTTTTCTAGTCGCTGCCATTATCGTAATCTCTCTAATAGAACTTCCATATTCACAAGTTCTGTTGGGGCGTTAACAACATAAAACTCAATAGTAACATTATATGCATTGTTGTCAAGATTAGGTTGAGCTCGAACTCCAACGAGTCTAGCCCTTGGTTCAAAGTTCTCAATCACCTCTTCGATCTTCATAGTTAGAACATATGCAGTGATTGGCGTCATAGGTTCAAATAGAATATCTCTTACACCAGAACCAATTTCTGGGTGAAAGGGTTTTTCGTAGAAGTTTGTTAGGATAAGATTTCTTACAGACCGCTTGACTGCCGTAAAATTAGTTACCTTATTAACATCGCCCGTTCCCGTCTTTGGTCCAAAGAATAAATCAATATCAGAATACAATTGGGATGAACGGCTTTCACCTTGAAACGTACCGTCCGTATATGCATCTTTCCAACCCATGTGTATTCCTTTTTATTATATTTATACACTCTCTGATGTGTTTTGTTTCATCATAAACTTATTATTAGATTTCCAAACGTCTTTTGCATTAACACGAATAAATCGTTTGTTTGTTTCATTTGGATTTGAGTTAGGAATAGTCACCATAACATTCTTACCTCTCTTAAATGCAGCAATTTGATTTTTCATTCTTGCAAGATCGTTGTTCATATAATCTCTACGAAGAGACTTAATCACATCCTTATTGACGTTGTTGCGTTCACCCTTTGATGTTTGTGTTGACCTTGATGTTTTCTTTCCCATAATATAACTCCTTTATATGTGTTTGTATTTATATCTTTACGTCAGGCCGGTTCTGGATCATAGTTATCTAAGTATACATATTGTATGACTGCTGCAAAACCCCCGAATTCTTTATTCAAAGATTTGTCACTCAAAAATCTTCCGGGCCCAAATACGCCACCTATTAATACAGATTTGGGATGTGAGCCATAACATCGAAATGTGCCTTTTACGTTGAGAATTTCATTATCAACACTAACAATATTACCGGGGTGATCTGCCAAAGATGCAGGTGAAGAGAATATCAATTCTTTCCCATTAAGTTTTATGTTTTGAGAACCCGTACTATTAGCGGCGGTGCTTATCCACGAAAACATATGTTGACCATAATAACTATTATAATATGTACCAATGGTCTTTGCGTTGGTTGAACCCTCCTCTGGTACTATAAGAAAATTTTTCATAGTATCTCCAAAGTGTAAATGAATTAAAATTTTGTCTATTGGTTGATTCTTTAATGTAACTTTCATTGAGAACCGTTCACCAAAGCTTCCATCTTTACCAAGATTTGTTATTTGAGACAATTTAAGCTTCTCTGTCATAGATGCTCTTCTATTAGGCATGCCCCCATCAGGAGAAAAGGTTTTTCCTGATCCAGCTGGCGCAACATTTACATCTCCTCCAGCTGGACTTTTAATTTTTTGATCTGACTTTACAATTGTTATTGCACCACTATCTTCAGTTGGTGCTTTATTAGTAACCGCATAAGCTTCCGTCTTTTCTTTATTTTCGGCAACTGCTGCTGTAACAGTTGCATTATCGTTTGATACCGAGGCGGCTTCAGTTACGGCAGGTGCAGCTGCTTGTTTTGGTGCAATAGGTTTTTGCACTGCTGGTTCAGTACTCCCTGACTCTTTCTCAAGATTGGGAACAAGCGCACAAATATCACCACCCCCTAGTATTGTTTTAGTTGCATCGCTAACAAGACTATCTAACTCTAAACCGGCCGCCTTGATGTCACCTTCAAACTCTGTTTTAATTTTTGCAAGAGCAGAAAGAAAAGCTGGGGTGCCGGGTATCAGTGAAGCAAGACTTGCAATTTCTGCCTGCAAGTTTAGTTGTGGTAGAGTTGGTATCTCAATTGATTGAAGTTTATTCTTCAGACCCGCAAGTTCATCTTGCGCTGTGCCAAACGCAGCTGCAGCAGTAGAAGCGGCTTCATTAAGTTTTGCCTTTGCGTCTGCTTTCGCATCAGCAAGTTTAGATAGAACATCATTCAGTTCTGGACTAGCACCACACAAATTTGGAATTTTAAAATCAACCATGACTAACCCCCCGCAAATACATCTGAACTACCAGCAGCAACAGAAGTGCAACCACTGATACCATCTCCAATTCTACCAGCACCTTTATCGTTGACAAAGACAGTCGATGAACCCGTTGCAATTGGTGCTGCATGTGATGGACACGGAGCGCCGGGTAACAGGTGTGATGTATTGTTATCACCCTGTCTTGACCATGCAATATTATTCACAAACACGGTTGGAGAACCTACTGCTCTTGCTGGGGTGGAACAGTGTGTAACATCTGCATCACCAATTCTAGTTGCTGCGGGCACGTTCTTTCTCCATAAGCTCTTGCAGTCTTTCATTCCATACTGCCATTGATTCATGTTGTTCATCAGTGTGATTGCCATCTTCACCAGCTGGTTCTGGTACGTCTGGTATAAACTTGATAACATTTTCAAAATCTTCTGGTATATCTTCATATTTATCGTAAGTAACCAGTTCTCCATTCACTATAAATTGAAATTCTGCCATTAGTTCAAGTCAATCCTTGCTGCGTTAATCTCAGCATTACCTGTAGAGGTATGCGCCCATGTTGTTCCTGTGGTGCTTGTCCACGAAGTACCAACGATTTGACTCAGTGTAGTCTCAGGATTGATTGTCATTGCAGCTGCTGAC